GGATCGACAGCGAGCTTTGAACAGCGGCGTTGGCGTTGAGCTTCCGAAGGACAACACCAGATGCATCAGAGAAGATCGCCCCAAGCGCACTCGTATTTGCCCCAACCGTTACAGTACCATTCGCCCGAACATCGTTACCGATGGTGGAGATGAATGCGGTATTGAAACGAGTATTGGCATCTCCAAGATTGAAGACATTATTTGCCCCGGGAACAACATGGTTGTTCGTGGTCATCTTCGCATTGACAACAACTGAATTGGTATTGGCGCTCCCAAGGATAGTGTTACCGTCGATCTGAGCAAGACCCAAAACCTGCATGGTCGTGACAATCGAGTTGTTGACCGCAAGTGCCGTATTCGAGGCGAGCATCGACAATCCGTCAACCTGAAGGTTGCCCGTAACGCGAAGCGTGCCGATAACCGTATTGGTGGATGACAGATCGGCAACCGTTGCAGTGGTGATCGTTGCATTACCAACAGCCGCCGTGGTGATCGTTGCCGCGCCAACGGTTGCCGTACCAATCGTTGCCGTATTGGAGACAGTCAGATTAGTCGTATTGGCAGTGGTAATCTTCGCTGTGGTGATCGTTGCGTTGCTGATCGTTGTATTGCCAATCGTTGCGGTATTGGAAACGGTCAGGTTAGTCGTATTGGCAGTGGTGATCGTTGCAGCGGTAATCGTTGCCGTACCAATCGTGGCGGCATTAGCGGACAGGGTGGTCGTGTTGGCAGTGGTAATCTTCGCTGTGGTGATCGTTGCGTTGCTGATCGTTGCAGTACCAATCGTTGCCGTATTGGATACAGACAGGGTAGTCGTATTGGCAGTGGTGATCGTTGCAGCGGTAATCGTCGTATTGCCAATCGTTGCCGTACCAATCGTGGCGGCATTAGCGGACAGGGTGGTCGTGTTGGCTGTACCAATAACCGCCGTAGTGATCGTTGCATTACCAATCGTTGCCGTACCAATCGTGGCGGCATTGGAGACGGTCAGATTAACCGTGTTGTCATTGATGGCAAAGATGCTGTTGACGCGGTTCGCAGCATTACCGATATTGACCGATGTATTCGCCTTGGGAATAACGTTGGACGACAGAAGAAGGTCAGCCGAAACCGAAATCGTGCCGCCCCGGAGTTCGTCCGGAGCCATAACCAAGGAGGAAATCACGCCTTCAATATGGGCATTACCAGCAGTCCGCGCGCCGTTTGAAGTATTGGCTTCGGGTACAGAAGCAACAGTGACGACAGTCTTCGCCATGTCGTCCATAATCCAGTTGATTTTGTTGATAAGCGACGAAAACGTATCGACGTTTATTTCAACATTTGCGCCGTTATAAAGAGGCTTAGACATTTATTATTATTCCTTTTGAACAATTGACGCAAATAGCTCACGAATTACTTGAAGCTCCCGGGTCAAGCTCTCAAAGTCATCTTCAAGTTTCTTGATCCGGGCTTCTTTTTGCTTTGCCACCTGCCTTTGCTTGTACAAAGCTGTGTCCTTATTTATGAGGCCCATTGACCCCATATCGCGAACAAGGTGTTCTCTATCCGTTGCTGCGATAATCATGACAGTGCGATACCCCGCATGTCCGCAATGCGCGGAACCTTGTTGAACGTCACAGACTTCATCGCAATCTTGATTTCGAAATACTTGAAGTTATTGTATGTAGAACCGTTCGCAGCGACGTATTTCAGAACATCGCTTGCCACCCACGCGCCGTTACCAGCGGTTTGAACCGTGATCGGAAGCGAGTATTCGAATTCGCGATAGTCAAACCTGTTGGAGTTCGAAGAGTAGAAGTTCTTCTCATCCTTCATCACCAGCTTGGTCCAAGCCGTTTCCTGCATCGGAGTCGGATCGGTTGCCGAGCGGAACCGAACATAGACTTCAACATCGGTCGAAGGCGGACGATAGCTGGTCAGGAACAAGCGGAAATCTTCGGCATCAAGACCATCCTGAAGGGTGACGATCTTGGTGACGTAGTTGGCTTGCTTCGTGGCATCCAGCAGATACTCATAGACACCAACCGTCGAGATCACATAGTCAACGAACGGAGACGTGTCGCGGGTGCTTGCCGAAACGTTTTGCAGTGCAATCGTCATCGTGAAGCTGGTGCCCGTCGAGCCGGTGATTTCGTTCGACCGCGAGTAGATGTAATGCTCGTTGCCGTTCAGGTACTTGTTGTCGTTGAAGTCGGCAGCATAGATCGTACCATTCGCAGTGAACGACAGGGTCGTGCGGGTCTTGGCAAAATCCGTGCGGTAGACGTGGGGCTGAATGTAGGACAGACGTTGGTTCTCGATAGCCGCGATAACCGCCGTTGCACCACTGTCCACACCGCGAACCGTTGCAGCCGCCGTGAAGACCTTCCCGGTGCGAACCGACGAATTCTTTAGGTGGAGACGCGACGGAGCGCGCTTGTTGAAGTAATCAACTTCACCGACAGTTGACATGTAGTAGGTTGCCGAGGTGTTTGCATGATGAGCAACACCAATGACAGACATGGTCGTGTTGTTGGCGATTGCCGATACTTCAAGCGCTTCGTATACGTTCGATGCTGATTGGATGACGATATAGTCACCAACCGCAAACGTGCTAGAGAACGTCGTGCCTGTTCCAGTGACCGTGCTGTTACCAGCAACAACCGAGACCGATCCGGCATCATTCGTTTTGACTTGGAAAACCCGCTCGCCGCCAACGAAGTTGCCAAGGATGTTTTGAACCTTGAGGAATTCGTAATCCTTTGGCTTCATGGTGATCGAACCAGACGCAACGTTGAAGCGGCAAGCATAAACCTTGAACTTCAGGTTTTCGTCCTGATAGGCGGTCCAAGCAGACGAGTTCGTGGAGGTGAACAGGGTGCCGCTCGACACGTCTTGGGTGATTGCAGCGCCGGTAAGCATGTCACGTTCGCCGGTCTTGGCAACCCAAACACGATAGTCCGGATCGTTGGCAATCGGGATCGCCACCACGCAATATTGCGTGTCGGTCTTCAAGGCGACAGGAGCATCAAAGACGACGTTGGTGGCAAGACTACCATCGTTCGAAACCGCAACGCTAGACGCCGGGATGACCACATCAGCGAACGGAACCACGATGCTACCCGGATAACCGTTTACAGTTTCACGGATTTGAATCTTGATGCCGTTGGTGCCCTTCTTGGCGAAGTATAGATCGACGCTATCGATGAACAGGTCAGTGTCCGAAGACATCTGCTTGTCAAGGAAGAAGGTCTGGCTGATCGGGTCCGACTGTCCCCAACCACCACCGCCGCCACCCGAGCCGCCTTGGCGAGGAGTAGTAGCGTTGTTGTTTTGAACAACCGTCGTCGTGTTGGTGCTGGATGCAGTGCTGGTCGAAGTGCTTGTGGTCAGGTCATACTTCGGCGTACGCGTGGTGACCGAAATCGCCCCGGTTTCGTAGCTGAAGTTATAGCCGGAATAGGTCGCGATTGCCTGCGAGGTGGAGTCGCCGGTTGAATTGTACTGTTCGATATCGTACATTTCAAGCGTGCGGTCGCCAACCTTAAAGGTGCCAGCCGGGAGAGCAAAGATCGCCTTCAGGACACCGTTTGCATCAGACTTGATGACATGGGTCAGGTTCAGGCGCTGAAGCGTCTTTAGGCTGTTACCGACTGCCGGGAAAACCTTGTCGGTGACCGATACGCCATCAAACCAGAACCAGAACTGAGTGTTCGGACGAACACCGTCAACCCAAATCTGAACGTTCTTGGCACGAAGGAACGGATCAAAGTTTACGTCGGTAACGAAGTCGCCAACGTTCTTTTTGGACGTTTCGTTCGTGACCGAAAGCGCCGTACTTGTGGTCGTCGTTGTGGTAGTTGTGGTCGTGGCGGTCGTTGTGCGAGAGCCGTTCGTCGTGGAATTCGAACTGGTCGATCTTACAACATCACTGGCAACCGAAGACAGAGGAACGATATCCCCGAGAGCATCGGTGAAGTCGGCAAATGCCCTGCTAAGATCGATGTCGATATTGACATCAGGCGCGCGAGAAACGTCGGGTTCTGCATCGTATTCCGGGAAGATCGAAGCCGATCCGGTGTAGTTGTAGAAGCCGCTCGTGCAAGAACGCGATTTCGTTGCTGCCGTCTGATTGATCAGATTGATACGGTCATAGGTCAGGGTTGCCGCTTCGCCATGATCCACAACACCGGTCGAACTGGCAATCTCGAATTCAATCGGATAATTGCGGAAGTTCGGGGTGAGTTCCTTGAAGGCGCGATCAATACCAGCCGAGAAATCGACGTGGTTGGTGTTCGCAATGGTCAGGTTCTCAAAGCTATCAACGATGATGCCGTTCTTGAAGCGGTCCAAGCCGTTCGAGTCGGTGATCGTCATATCGTCGGCACTCTTTTCGAGAGCGTTCAGCAGCGTGTAATATTCAACTTGGGTCAAGCGCTGATCGATACGACCAACGTCACGCATGGTGTAGCGACGGTTTGCCGGTCGGGTCATGGTGATGCCGTAGGCGGTCTTGCCGATACGCGATGCATATGTGTAGGGAAGCGACGGATGCGGCGGAATGTTCAAGGTGGCAATCGTCATACCCGAGTCCAGTTCAGACGGAACGGTCGGGAGTTCGGATGCAATACCTTCGATGACTTCGATAGAACCATCGGTCATCATCATGACGCGATCCTGACGACCAATGTAATATTGGTAGCTGGAAACGACATGGCGATTCGGTGCGCAGAACTTAATGTCGGTCCCGGCAAAGGATGCCGTTGCAGCACTATTCGCTACCGACTTGGTAGCGACCGTTGCCGCTCCAATCGTCACCGCATAATCAACAGTGTTGGCAACGTACGGGCGGAAGTCGATGACATTGCGCAGATCGTAGACAGCACCGCTTTCCGTCGTGTAGTTCGGAATCTGTTCGGTCTTGATCGTGTTGGCAAGGGGCGTCGTGGCATCATCAATCGGATACGAATCGACGCTGTAGAACGAGTTGGTTGCATCCTTACGGAAGACCTTCAACTTGAACAGGATGGTTGCGTTCGACGGGATCGTCAGACCAGTAGACTTGACGTAGGAGTGGGCGTACAGATCGTCCTTCTGGTTTGGATAAAGCGTGAAGCTATCCTTGACATCAGTGTTCGTTTCTGCATAGGTGCCGGTTCCCATCCAAGCGCCTTCGACTGCGAAGACATCCGGAAGACCAAGCGAATAGATGCCGGTCGTGTTTGCTTCGTTGGTCGAAGCAGCAACCTTGACGTAGATACTCGACAGGGTCTTCTTCGAAGCAACCACGTTCTCAAATACGACATCGTGCATGACGACGGCAGCTTGCGATGCGTAGGTGTTCGTGGTGAAGGTGATCGACAGTGCCGAGGCATCACCGTTGGTGACAACAGCCGCGTTTGCCAGAGAAACCGGGGTGCCGTTAACGACGACGTATAGGTCTTGCTTCTGATCGCTGTTCAGGGTTGCCGAATTACCAAAGGTGAATTCGCCGCTGGATACAGAGACGGTCAGGGTGTTTGCAGTAACCGTACCAGCCGTTGCAGAACGGGCAACATAGGTCGTGTCTTCCGGAGGAAGCGACTTGACAGCCGAGCGACCAATCGGGAACAGAGCAGCCTTGAACGAGAAGTCCTTGATCGAAGGCTTAGAGCTTTCCAGAACCAGAGTTGCTGTGCTCGTGCCTTGCTTGATCTTGGCAACCAGATCGAAGGTCTTCGTTGCATTCATGCGAATGTTGAACAGGTAGGCCCGGGCGGTCGTGTCAGTGTTGTAGGCAAACGAACGAAGGTTCGCAACACCAATCACCGCATTCGATGCGTCCAGAAGGTCGATCTGATTCATCGCCGTGTACGAGAACACACCAGCAACGGTATTGACGACGACATAATGACCAACGTTAGTCAGGATGTTTTGGCTGTCTTCAACCTGATATTCAACCGGCTTCGGCGTGTTCACCGTGTAGTTGTCAAGGTATTCGACGCGAGCGCCTTCGACGTATGCGACAGACTTCCCGACGACAACCGACAGGAGTGCCGTGTTTGCCCGGTTCTCGACAACCGAAACCGGAATTTCTCCAATCGAGTAGTTGCCGGATTCTTCCTTGGTGCGCTGCTTCAGCAGCTTGTTGATCGAATTGAACTGAGTTTCGGTGTTCTTGCGAACTACGTAACCTTCACGATATTCCTGAAGCTTGAGGAAGCCTTCAATGGCATCCGCTTCGGAAATCGTTTTGACCACGAGTTGTGGGGTGAGCTTCAGTCGATCCGCCCCCGGGGCGTTCTGGTTATTGAAGCCGTTGGCGTTGTCGAGAAGCGTCGTGTCCACAAAGGAATTAACGATTTCTTCGTTGATGTCAAAGCCGACAACGACACCATCCGGAACGTTGCTGTACTTGGAAACGATCAACAGGTGGTCTGCGAAGCTGACCATATGACCGCGCTGGTAGACCTGACCGTCCCCGCAACGAAGACCGTAGGAATTGCCAAGGGGAGTCGTGCCAGCACCAGCAACCGTGATCGTGGAAATCAGATTGCCAAGCTCGTCTTCGATGCGAAGGTTTTCACCCGCGATGAAGACCTTCTGACCGCTATCGGAC